GTTACTACTGTGTCAGCAGTAAATGTACCACCATCAGCGTCATAGGCTTTTTGATCGCAAATAATTGCATAACTAGCAAATTTTCCAGCAGTTGCAGTCGTAGCTATCGTTCCATCTGCAACATCAGGTAATGTAAAAACTCTGTTATTAGCAGAAGAAGAAGGTGCTTGTAAGCTGAAAGACCCACCACCTGATGCTGCGTTTAGTTTAATCTTTGCACTCATAATTAACTAGGCTCGGTAGGAAAGGTAACAGAACTCATATCTAAATTACCATCAGAATCAAGTTTAGGCGATGCACTTGCTGGTAAATCACGCAAATTTTGACGATATGTTTTCCAAGCTGTTGAAAGTGTTAAATCAGAACTAGCTCTCCAATCACAAGCTAATAATAATTTATCTCTTTCAACTCTTAATAATCTCATACCTTCTGCATCATTTAACCTTGTTACCTCTGCGTCTATCGCAGATTCAGTTGGCTTTGTTGAGCTATCAATCCAATTTAAAGCAGAATATTCAAAACCATTCCAACTCCAATCTGTATCTGGTTTTAAACTTAATAATGCTTGGTGTTTATTATAAATCATGCTGCTATCTCCAACGCAGCTAAAGAATATTCATTGCCATTAGTACTTACACTCGCTGTATTTCCTGATTGTCTAGAAAAAGAAAAAGTATATGTTTGTGCTGAAGTGGTATTTGGAGAATCAACAATCGTTAAAGAAAAAGGGAAATAAATATCGGCATTTGTTCCATAACCAGAAATAGCTGTATATATTAATCCACTTGTTGTTCCTCTATACAAATAAGCTCCTGCATACGCATTACCATTAGCTGCGTTATATAGACTACAACTTGCTATTAGCAAAACTTTATTACTTGCACTTGCAGGGGTAATTGAAACATTAGTCAACTCTGAAATTGCACTTCCACTTGTGGTTATATTAGAACTGCCAGAACTACTTACGACTTGAAGGATTTTACCAGCACTTATTCCTGTTCCAGAAATACCACTATTATTTATAACTATTCTTTCAACACCACCAGTTGAAAACTTAATAGTGTCAGCAGCAGGGAATGTTATACCAGTATTGCTATCTGTTCCTGTTAACGCTGGTGCTGAAACTGATCCATCAACCCCAGAAATACCAGTAGTGCCGTTAATGTTTAAAGCCATAATTAAAGAATAACAAGGATTGCACCAGATGGCACAGTAATCGTGACACCTGAGTTAATTGTTGGACTTACAGTATGGGCGTTTTTGCCTGACGATAAAGTGTAATTAGTTGTAACTGCCTGGTCACTTTCAAAAAATACTTCGTCAGTACCACCACCAGTAGCACCTGCACCGCCACCAATCGCACCCCATGCACCATTGTTATAACCTTCAAATTGGTTTAAGGTGCTGTTATGCCTAAACATACCAACAGCAGGGCTACCATCACGTTGTGCAGTTGTACCTGATGGAATAGTTAGGCTAGATGTATAATTATGGATTACTTTTCCAGTAAATGTTGCACCTGCAAGTGCTGCAAGACCTAAATTAGCTTGTGTTACATTTCCTATTGTTATATATCCATTATTTGCTGCGTTTCTAAGTTTTAAAAGGTTAGAAGTTGTATTAACAGATAATTGAAATGCTACATTTGCACTAGGGTCACTACTACCACTATTTAATGTTTGTATTGCACCTAAAACAGCATTTATATCACTTCTTACATTTGCACCTGTATCATTAGCTATTGTATAGTCTGTAACCTGTGACATAACTAAATTACTTTACCTTTAATTTTAAGCACCTTTACCAAATCCTACCGCACTAAAGTTAAAATTTCTACTAATACTTGCATTTGATGAGTTTTTGAAATGGACAGTAAAACCTGTACCAGATACATTCGTAACTTCAAAATAATCACCACTAGCCATATTCTGTGCAGTAATACCAATAGAAGGTAGGCTACTGTTTAGACCATTTAGTGAAGAAGTGCCTGTGAAAAAAGGTTTATCAAATGTAATAGCTTTTGCACCTGCACCACTACTTATAGCTGTAGCACTTTGTTCGGTTCTTCTTTGAAATGTAGCTGTATAACCTAGTTGTGTAACTTTTATATCCTGTGCAGGGTCACTACTTGTTAACTTTGCTCTAAATTGTAAACCTCTTGCCTTATATGTACCATTAGCAAAAGTTTGAAATGCAGTATAGGTAGGTGAGCCAGATGGGTCTGTTTGTGTTGTTCTTACAAGTAGTTCAGCATTTACTGCAGTAGCTTCTGTACCATCAAAATCTGTATAGTCATCTATTAAACCTCTTGCATCTAATAAATTACTAGGTAAAAAACCTTCTGTTAAAAAATGTCTTTGTAGGTCTACAGAAAAAACACCTCCTAAATCTAATGTTGATGCAAAATCATAAGTACCTAAAGGTACAATGCCACCAAAATCATCTAATGAAGATACTAGGTCAAAATCTGTTATGTCATCAAAGTTACCACCACCTACAAGATTAAGACTATTAGTAGTAGCATCAAATGCTACGTTAGTTTTTGCACCTTGAAATTTAGGACTATCTGTATCTTCTCTCCTGGTCTGTGCTAATAAAGAACCTTGTGTATCAGGTAAATCTAAAATTATAGAAGTAGAACTTGCACTTAATATTCCTGAGTCATCAGCAAACCTTAGTAAATATTCCCCTTCTAATCTAGGTACAGTAGCTTCTGTTGTATTACCTGCTAATGCTTCTATAAGGTCTACTGCATTAGAAAATGTACCACTACCATCTGTTTTTGTAGAATGACGTACATAAACCCTACCACCATGTGTAACGTCAACATCTGTAGATAAATCCCACCTTAATCTTATTAATTTATCTGATATTGGTTCTGCTGTAAGGTTTTGTACATTTGCAGGTACAGCAGTTTTTCCAACAGCATTAAATGTAATATCAGAAGATGTTGCACTAATTTCTAATGCTGCATTATATGCAAATATCTGTATCTCATATACACCTTTTTCTGTATTAAATATCTCATAATCAGGACTACTTACTGT